ATAGAGCATGATTTAGGATATAAAAGCTCAATCGAAATTCCTAAGGAAATAAGCAGAAATTTCTCTCAGGTTGCAAGTTTATTAGAAGTTGCAGACGATAAATTTGTTGAAATAAAAGCTAAGCTGACTAAATATTCATGTGAAGTAACAAAAAGCTTGTTACAAGATAATAACGATACAGATATTTTATTAGATGCTATTTCCCTAGGTATCTTTTTGGATAATGACACGGAAATAAAATTGCTTAATGAAAATATAGCTAATGCTACAGGTATGATATTAGATTATAATAGCGAACTTCTTTTTAGCGGTACTCTTTTAAGATTGAAATGGTTAAACATTCTTAGTATTAATAAACTTAAAGAAGTATTGGCAAATGATAAGGAATTAGCACTAGGCATTGCCACAAAACTAATTAAATATTTGGGCAAGGAGCCTGATGGTAGATTTGATATTGATGTTGGTGTGTTTTATCTATGTTATGCCGAATTATTAAAGAATAATGCCAATATTGAAAGAATCGCTCAGTTTTTAATAGATACTAGTGTTACAGATACTTACTCAGATAACGAAGTTCCTAAAACATTGTTTAGGATATTTCAAGAGATAACTGCAAAAGAAAAAACATAGTATTTAAATATACTATTGCAATTCGATAGGAAAACCGAATTTCATGATTTTGGTAAATAATAAGCTCCATTGACGTTTGTCAGTGGGGCTTTAACTTATGATATATGATTATCGGTATAGCCTTGTTTGGTAAACTATATAGATAAGCCCTCACAGCGTTAAAACTGTAAGGGCTTCTTGGGTACATATAAATTTTTATGTAAGACTAGCAATAAGCTCCGCTGCCTCCGCTCCCAACTTTCGAAGGTTTGTAAGATAATCGGAAACAATAAACGCCTTAGTGCTGTATTCATCATAGCCGGATATAAGCTCCCAATAATTTTCTGCTTTTTGACACTCCTCGGTCTTTCCGAGATAGCTTTCGGTGATATCCCGCAAAATGCATTCAGCACGCTCAATGTTTATTTGTAAGCTCATAACGAAATCTTCAAGTGCAATTGGGTCAATGGGTAATATTGTAGTTTCGGTCTTAACTGCTTTATTCTCTGTCATAGTCTTAATCATCCTTTCTGTTTATAAGGCTTCTAAACTGGCGACCTTTGTCCAACAAGTGCGGGTTTCCATTATCTTTGCAACCGTCCTTGAGGCCTTGAATATACGCTTTAAGTACTGGCCGGAGCATTATGGTTGCGCAAAGAATCGTTGCAGCCGATGCTTCGTTGTCGCGGTCAATAACATTGACGCTAATCGCTCGGTCAATATCCTGTGGCTCTGCATCTTCGCCCACCGCACTGAATGCGGGATGGCGTTTTCCGGCATATCCGATTTTGTAGGCCTCTTTTGTGCTTTTGTCTTGCTCATTATAAAGCTTACTTTCAAGGTTATAGTTTTTCATTGTTTTGACGTTCCTTTCTATAAATGTCAATCAAAATCTTTACGTTCATAAAGAAATTATAGCACATCTAAAGATAGTGTCAATAGCAAAAGCAAAATTATATAAGGAATCGCAAATAATTCTTTACATAGTAAAATATAATAGCTAGTATATAAACATAAATAACAGGAGGTTTCAAAAATGAGTATTAAATTTTATAAATTGCTTGATTTATTGAACAAACGAGGAATATCTAAAGGAGAGTTGCAAAGGCAAGCAGGCATCTCTTCCGCTACAGTGGCAAAATTATCTGCGAACGAATACGTTTCTCTTAAAGTAATCGAAAGCATTTGTACTGCGTTAAATGTCCAACCAGGCGACATTATGGAATGTGTATCGGACAAGACAATAGAAGAAAAATAGGGAGCTTTATATTTTTACTCAGGTGTTGTACATAGTACTAAGTACAACACTGTAATGGAGTTGGTAACTTTGAAGGTCAAGAACATCAATAAAAATGTTAAGGATATTAACACTCATAGCGTAACCATTTTCCTTTATTACAAAGGCAAGAAAACTAAAGTAACCGAAAAGAGAAAAAGAATATTGCAAAGTGCTATGCAGGAGTATTTAAAAAACGATAAGGATAATTTCGGTTCTTACTACACGTGTGAAATTGGTACTTGGAAAGATGATACCGCTGCTTTCGCGAGAGCAAAAAAGCCAAAAAAATTTACCCCCCAGCAAGCGCAAGAAATAAAAGATGAGCCTATAAGTATTAGGCAGAAGTCTCAAAAGTATGACGCTTCAACAAGAACCATTCAGAAAATTATGAATGACAAATATTATTGAAAGCACGTCGAAATGATTGAGCATTTTTTAACCATAATGAAAAACAAAGGAAAGGGGCCTGATATCGTGCCCAGAGAACTAGATGGATACCGTGAAAACATTGAACGACTTGCGGACTTTGGTGAAGTTCTGACCCGGAAAGATATATGTGAAATAACCAAGTTATCGCGCCACGGAGTAGCAAACGCGTTTCCCTATGAGGGAAAATACATAAGTAAATCAAACTTCGCAAGAGCACTGGCAAGGATGGGCGTAATTGAAGGAAAATAATTAAAGAACGATATATAAAGAGCGGGAGCAATTAAGCTCCCGCATTTCATAAGAATAATAGTATTACTCGGTTGCCGCTTTTTGCATTAATGTTTCCGCCGCCATAATCAATCCTCGTCTGCTTCATAGGTTAATTCCGGTTGTGTTATCTCAAACCGAGAACCGGAAATGTTTGAAAACTTTAGTTTAAATCTGCGACCCTCAAGGTTCATTGAAAGTGCATATAACCTTCCATTTGGAGTGAGTGTAACGTTTTTGGTTTTCGTCTTATTATCAAACGTCGTGTCAACTCTCAACATTCCGTTACCTTTTGCATTGAAATACAATGTGTCGGCGGTCTTCGTCGTTCTGAGAGCGTCTAAATCCTGCCACGGAGTTTCCCAATAAGCAGAAATACTCGCGCCGTCAAAAGAGGCCGCATTCTGGTCAATATGATAGACGTAGCCAGTGGAATTTGTGAACAATAATTCATCGTTGTATTCCATGAAGTCGTTAACTGTTATTCCACGCCATATCATAAACGTGCTGTTCAGCAAGTCGTATACAATTATCGCGTTGTTTATTGTAGAATCGCCCTCTGGAAATGCACAATATAATTTGCTTTTATGTATTACACTAACGGCGTTCTTTGCGTATGACGGATTGATAATAATATCCTGCGCCTTGTCGCCAAGCAGTGTATAAGCTGATACGCCGTTGTAATAGTACAGTCCGTCTTTTGAAAGAAAGAACGCGCGGTCATTGCTTGACACAATAGTTTTCTCTGCGATTGTACCAACAGATGAATAAACCTGCTTTGTTTCATATACAGCCGGATATGTGCCAACGATACGGAAAATATTATTTGTCTTGAAAATAACCAAATCAGAGAATATGTTCGAAACGCCTATGCAAACTCCGCCGTCCCATGTGGGAAGATATGTTGCTCCGGCTTCGTCTTCCGAGATTGTCCAGTTCTCAGGGTTATAATCATCGGAGCGATAAACGGTATTTGGATAAGCCTTTACCCCCGTAGCAAAAAGCCGTTCTGAATGAATTGCTATTGACTTCGCCACGGGAGGCGTACCGCCGAGGTTGGAAAACATAGTGCCATCCCATTTTTTCATAACATCTACGCCGTTTCCCATAATGACAACGTCTGTTTCATTTATCTGGTAATTCAGATAGTCCCAATCTCCGGAAGTAAATCCCGTTCCGAGTGCAGACCAAGCAGAGCCTGTCCAATAATAGATAGCCGTAGCAGTCGCCGCAAGCAGATATGAAGTTGTTACACCCGTTGTCGTGTCCGTCTTGAAAAATTTCATTAGGCGTGTTATTCCTGCGGGTACCACTGAACTAATGTACTTTGAGTAGCCACTGATTGTTTTCAGCGCCCCTCTTGATACATCAACATTTTGTGCGTCACGTGACTGATTAACAGCAAGTACGCTATCATCTGCCGATTGGTTCAGCCCACCCGCAAAGTTCTTTATCTTAAATGTACTCATTGAAATCTCCTTGATTCTTCGTCGCGTTAATCTCCGGAGCGAATACAAGCGGTTTTGTTTTTGCGTAGTCAGCCGTTGCGACCTTACGAGTTGCCGCATCTTTTGCACTTGCGTTCGCTCCTATTTTGTCCCAATTAATCGCCATATGTTACTCCAATCATCCAAGCCCAAATTTGCTAATTAGCGACTGCGCTTGAGCCTCCGTAATCTGTCCAGATGTTGTTAAATTTTGCAGAGTTGCTTTTTGACCCTTTGCAGTTCTGTTCATCCCGACCTGATAACTTGCCGCATCGTCAGAAAGTTTGGTTACTGCTTTAGGAGCGCTATTTGCCAACCCGTAAATTGAAAGCAGCTGGTCTGTATATTTGCCGCCGTTTGAGACTACAAAGTTATACATATCTTCTGGAGTTGCGCGGCTCCCCTCTCCCCTCATTGTGTCGAGCGCCGATTTGACCTGCGAGTATGTCATATCAGTACCAGACCCAGTGTCACCTCCCGAGCCCCCCCCGCTTTTACTGCTTGTTTTTGTTGCCTTAAGATAATTTATCTGATTGTCAATCGCCTGTTGGTCTGCCGTAGCCTGTGCGTTTTGCTGAGACGCTATTTTTTGTTGTCTTGCCGCTTGCAGAATAGGTATTTTCCAATCATCTGATGGATCGTTGTTATTTGTGACTTTGTTAACCTCTGCTTGATAATCGTTGGAATATGCCCCTATTGTATTGGTGTAGTCCGATTTCTCCGTTGCAAGGTCGTTTTTGGCGGTAGTCTGATAATTGTTTAATATCGTTGACTTCGCGTTTTGAAGTGCCGTCGCCCGTGCCGCATCAACGTCAGACAGGGCATTTGCTCTTTCCGAACCAAGGGTTGCAAGTCTGTCCGAAACGTAAGTATCCCGTCCCATTCCGCGAGATAATGCGTCGTTGTTTGCATTCTGATTTGCTATATCATAGGATTTGTTTAAATTAGCTTTCTGCGTTTCATATCCAGTTCCTATCTGGTTCTGAGCTGCAATTCCCGCCGCTGAATCAAGTTCTGAATCGCTTGCATATTTGCCGTATTTTGTTAGATTAGATGCAAGTTTTTCGGTGCGAGATTGCTCAGCTGCGTCATACTGCGACTGTAATGCCGCTTTTGTCGCGGAGTCTGTCGTAGCGTCTATTTGCTTTTTTAATGTGTTTTTTATTGCCGTGTAATCGGTATTTGCGTCATAAGCCATAATTTAACCTCCGTTATTTATTTACTTTCTGCCACTCCGCAATAGTGGCTGTGTTGGTTAGCCCTATTATATGTAAGTATTTTCCAGAAATTGAAAAACTTTTAGATGCAGGAGTATACAAAGTCGAATACCCCTAGGAGTCCCGCTGCGTCCGCGACGGTACGCACCCCCCGGGGGCACTGCATAGGCGGGTAGGGGGTCTGCGTGTGCTTTCTAGCCGTAGAAAAGTGAGGCAAGACATATGCTGTGCTGTAGCAGCGGGCAAGGCACATAGTATGTAGTGCGCATGATGCACAACACGCTGTAAATATAGAGTGTACCCTAACATTACACTTGAATCAGCCTTGAATACGTAAATGTAGAGCCGATATTTAAATTGTTTTACGAAATGTAAAGAAAGTCATTGACATATAATTTACATCGTGGTACTCTGCAATCGAAAGGGAGTGCTATTATGAATATCGCTTATGTCAGAGTGTCAACGGTTGAGCAGAATGAAGCTCGGCAGATTGAAGCATTAACATCACGTAATATTGACAAGTGGTTTAATGAGAAAGTCAGCGCGAAAGACACGAACCGCCCGCAACTGCAAGCAATGTTAGAGTTTGCCCGTGAAGGTGATTCCGTTTATATTCACGATTTCAGCCGCATAGCTCGCTCTACAAAGGACTTGCTTGACATTGTGGAACAACTCACCACTAAAGGCGTTCACCTCGTCAGCAACAAAGAAAACATTGATACGGGCACACCCACCGGAAAGCTAATGCTAACTATGATAGGGGCAATCAACGAGTTTGAGCGCACAAACCTGTTGGAGCGCCAGCGTGAAGGAATTGCTATTGCCAAACGAGAAGGCAAATACAAAGGCCGTAAGGCTGTTAAAGCTCCAGACTTCGCAAGACACTTTGCTCGATACAAAGGCAGGGAGATAAACAAAACACAGTTTGCGGAGGCGCTCAATGTATCTAGGCCAACACTTGACAAGTTGATTGCTGATTATGAGACAGTGAACTGAAGCTATTCCAGATCGTCAATAAAGGTGATTGGCGCAATATCCATGCTGATTTCCTGACGATCTCTCCAGTTCTTGCTTTGGCGGTTTTTGAGCCAGAACATTGCCGCTGTGGTATCAGGCGGAATGTGTTCGACGGTTGGAACTACAACGGCCTCGCCTTGATATTGCATGACTTTGTCCACTTTTTGGTCATAGCCAGTGGCGCGCTTATGCAGAGATTTTGCTACTCTTGCGTCAGCATCTTCCTTTCCGGCCCTTATGGACTCTATAAACTCCGGGTGTTCTATTTTCCAATTATTGAGTGTCGCTTCTGATATTTCTAAATACTCAGCCAATTCTTTGTCTGTTGCTCCTAAGAGGCAATAGTTATATACCAGTTGGCAGTATTCCAATTTGTAATCTGTTGGTCTTCCTGTCTTCATTAATGTTGTCCTCCTTTGTTTTGTACGAGATTATTTATATAAAATAGCCATTTATAGCTAATATGGAACATAACCGCCCTTGCCAAGCCGCAGGGGCTATTTTGTTGCTTTGCTTCTAACCATAAAAACTATGCATTTTGCGCGTGTTTTTGTATCGACACTTAGGGGGTCAAGTTATAAGCCTCCTTATTTTCGCGCCCCAAACGATACGGAAATAGCGGGCATTTTGAGATAGGACACTGCCTTACTTCGCCCTTCTGTCCACACATACAGTCTAGGCACTTGGCGCGGATAGCTTTTGTTCGTGTTAGTCGTTCCATTATGTACCTCTCAAAACTTATAGTTTGTCCGTAATACTAAGCCGGAAGCTCTGCATACATGACAACGTAACTGTGATATTCATAGTCGTCATTATCTGCACACATGTGAACAACCCCTTTAGTGCCGTTACTTTTTCTTATAAAAAGCAGTGTACCACTCATAACGTCATTACCGTCTGCATCTACATAAGCATAATAGATGTTTGCTGTTTCCTCTATTGTTGCGTTTTCCAATACATCTTGGATTTCTTTCCCTTTTAGCTCCCGCCAAACAAGACCGTTGAACATTTCACTGTCTATCATATAATTCTCCTATCTATTTTCCTGATTTGCCGCGTAGTCTTTGGGCAGTTTCAGATTATCTTTAAAAGCTGCTTTAGCCCATATCATGCAGATTGACTTTGCAGAGCGTGGCGTTAGTCCGTCAGATATAAGCCCTTTGTATGCGTCTGACAAATTGTTGCTAACGTCGTCAAGGACTTTGAGTATTACATTAAGATGTTCAAGTTTTTCGCTTTGCTGCATATATAATTTCCCTTTCAGTTATAAAGTTCTGCAATATCTCTATATATCTCCGCTAACACTTCGGCGTTTTCTTTGTGGCCTATGCTTAGTGTGTCTGTTTCAACCTTACTCATTGCCCGCTCTATTTTCACAAAGAACAATATAAGCTCAAGTTTCTTTTCACGCGTTGCCATGCTTTTACCTCCTTATCTCATTGCATTTTGTTTTATTTGCTCTGAATCATCAATTATTCAAATATCCTGTAACCATTGAAAATACAGGGATTTTGCAACACATGTTAGGGCTAGTTAGGTCTAATTACAAACCTTTCTCTATACGAGGCTTAATTTTTCAATTTTACTATTTATGTATTTAACCCTAACCATACCTAACATTTGCCGCTAACCCGTTGCGCCGTAAGGGTTTTCAAAGGCTCGCGCTATATCTAATTTCAGCCCTAGCCAAGTACTTTTGTTTCCGGGCTTTACGTTCTGAAACCCGGCAGCCTCAAGAGCGACGGAGAAATCGCGCTCTCTTCGGGTGTAATCGCCTATCTCCTTGCTCCACTCGTTATAAGCAAGGTATAATTCGCGGGCTCCCACTCTCCCGTTACCGTCGCGTATACAGCGTTCGTCAATGAAATTATTAAGCCAGTCCTCTTGTGAACGATAGCTCTCCGTTGCTTCGGCTATAATTTCGGGAATATCCAACTTGAATTTATTACGGCTAAAGTTAACCGCGCCCTCTATGATCCAAGACATAATAGCCCCGCCCGCCTTTTCCATTAAGAATTCGGCGTAATTCTGAATAGCCGTGTTTTGCGTTATCTTTGTGTTGAATGGCACAACCGTAAGCCGTCGCCATGTACCGTTATCAGTCGAGCCGACGCGGGGAAGGTGGTTCGTAAAGAGGCATAGCGTGTGCGTTTGCTTAATAGTCTCGGGCTGCTTGAATTTTTCCTCTATTGTCAATTCGTCCGTGCTTCCCAGCTGCTTTAGCGTAGCTACAGAAAGCCTCTGATGCTCCTCGAGTTCTCCCGTGATTACAAGCCGCCGCCCTCGAAGTGTTGCAAGGCTTGCCCCCTTGTTCTGTCTGTCGGTCGTCAAAGTTTTTACATCAATGCCGCCGGAGTAATCGCCAAAAGCGGCACCAATGGAGTTGAAAAACGTACTTTTGCCGTTACCTCCACCACCGTAAGCTAGGATTATTCCCTCATGGTATACTGTGCCGATTGCAGCCATTCCCGCCACAAGCTGTAAAAATCCCTTTATGCTCCCGTCGTTGCCCGTGACAAGATTTAAAAACTCTTCCCACGTTTCCGCACCTTCGAGTGTCGGGGCGGCTTCGGTTATGCGACTGCAAAGTGCATCTCGCTCATGCGGACGCACTTTCCCAGTGCGTAAATCAACGATACCCGCGGGAGTGTTTAAATCAAATGGGTTCGCGTCTAGCTTGTCCGCTTTGATTGCAAGCGCTGGCTTTGAAAGTTCTACCATGCTTTTAATCTTTGGGGCGCTGCGGCTTGTCTTTGCGTGCTTGAAATATTCTTCCGCTCTATTTGCCGCTGCTTTTGCCTTCTTTAGCGCTTCGTTGTCCGGCTCTTCGCCGGAGGCTGCAAAAGCCGTCTTGGCTTCCGCCTCTGCTCGTAGCGCCGCTGAATAACTTAAAAGCGCGTCCTCAAGCATCAGCTTTGATAAGTCCAATGTTAGTGCAAGAGCCTTGTGGTCGTCGCGCTCCCAGCGTTTACCGTTCCAATATAGCCAGCCAAGAGCATCAACAAATATGAGGTCGTTTTTATAATATCGGCTGAATATTTCCGCATTGCCAGCGTCGGAATAGTCTGACGGCTTAATATTCAGATTGTTTGCAGGTTCATTTTGAATTTGTTCTTGAATGAGCGGTTCTGATATAATCTCCGCCGCCGATACAGCTACGTCCAGCATTTTCTTTGTTTTACCGGCCCCAAATTCTGTGGCAATGTCCGATATATCGCCCTTTTGCTTTACGTCGGCATATATAGCGGTGGATGGAACGAGCTTCACCGACTTCGCACATGTCAACAATGCATTTGCTGTCTGATCGGCGTGAGCTTGTCCTGCTCCGTCATTGTCAGCTAAGATGATAACGTCGCGCCCCGTAATGTATTTGTTGTATTCCTTACGCCACTTGCTACCCGCCCCGTTTGGTGAAGTTGTCGCCGTATATCCCATTGCAAAAAGCGTCTCAGCGTCTTTTTCGCCCTCGACTATGTAAACTGGATCATTGTTCATAATGATTACAGGAAGGTTATACAGCGGAACCTGAAAGCTGTTTAGCCCCTTTATATATGTACCGTTTTCAAAGCGATACCAAACGCCTGTTTTTTCTCCAAAGCCTTTATCATAAAGCTGCTTTTTTGCAACGGGCGCGCCGTTCTCGCCGTAATAAATATGCTCTCTAAGGAAAACCCAGCTCTGCGGTTTTGGATTAACAAAAAGGTCTTGCATGGATAACCCCATTGCAGCTATTACCTCTTCGGTTGTACATCCGGCTTGACAATGTACTAATATTTTTCCGTCACGCTCCGAAACGGAAAGACTCGGTTTTGCATCTTTATGCGCCGGGCAGCAAGCCGTATATTGGTTACCGCTACCGTGTTGTTCACCCGGTAGGTGTTTCAAAAAAGTATGTAGTTCCGTTAATGCTCACCTCTCCGCCTGTTTATCCCTATGCTCTTCACCATTACTCGCACCGCTTTGTTATTATACAGACATAGCCCTCATCGAGCTTTTTCTTCGTATGTAAATTGGCTTTGAAAAAGCTCTGAAATTTTCGGCTTTCCCCACAATCCTCGCCATTATAAAAATCTTGAGGGTTGCAGGTAGAAATCACGTTGAAAAAATGTTTCAGTCGATATCGCCTCTTTTCTTCCTTATTTTTTTAATAGGTGTATAACCGTTTTCTTTTTGCATGTCCGCCAAGTTAACACCGCCCTTACACCTCAATACCTGCTTGCTCGTTTAGGTAGCGTTTTAATGCATCTACGGGTATAACGATACGGCGCTCTGATATATGTATAGCCGGAAAACCAGTTTTGTGGCAGAGCTGATAGGCTAGGGGGCGAGAACAACCCAACATCTCCGAAAGTTCATCGACCGAAATAGCAAGCTTTTCATTTGGCATTAATTTTTCTCCTTTGAAAGTTCATCTATAATCTGCATAATATGTGCCTTTTCAGCTTCTGAAAGTTCTTTGCGGAGCTTGCGGGAAAAATTGCCGTCGTTGTAGCCCATGCACTCAGCAATCCGCCATAGCTTAATGTTTTTTGCCTGCGCAGCAACCCGAATATCAGTGTTTTTCATTTTCTCACCCCCTTTTACAAAAAAGGCTTGCAAAAGTGCCGTTGTTGTTGTATGCTCTTATTATAGCACAAGCACATCGGTATTCACAAGTGTAATAGCATTATTTTGCAATAATACAACACCAAGGACATTTAGCGCGAATGTTGGGAGGAAAATACAATGAGTGGGGAAAGAGCGGCGGCATTCTTTACAGAAGGCGAGCCTTTTGCAAAAAATCTTTGCGACCTGATGACGGAACATAACGAAAACCAAAAGAAACTTGCGGAGCAATTAGGTGTCAAGCAGCAAACTATAAGTTATTATAGGCATGGTCAAAGCACACCAGACGCTGAAAATTTAGTTAAAATTGCTCGGCATTATGGTGTTTCGACAGATTATCTTTTAGGGCTTTCGGATGTCAAAGCAACGAATACTGACATTAAAGCTGTGTATGAGTATACGGGATTGCATGAGGATACCATTGAGCGCCTGCATGAAGTCAACGAAAAGGGAGGTAATGGGCTACTCCTACACGCATTCATTCGCGATTTGGTGGCTTCAAGTCGGTGGACAACAATACAATTTGCATTTGAAAAGCTAATAGGTTCCATAGAAATAGCAGAAGAAACCAATGCATCCTATTTAGCGGAAGATTTTCCCTTTGAGTTAGACCGAGTTGTAGAGAAACAATCACACGGATTTTATCAAATTCAGCCCATAGATGAACAAATTGAACTATGCTATACCAGGATGATTACCGAATTAGGACTTTTAATAAATGATATTACGGGCTATAAAGCAGCAATAGAAACCGGACGGCAAAAATGGGGAGAATGGCTAAAAATAATCGTTGATTCCTACGAAAAAAAAGCTAGAGGTGAACAAAATGCCAAAACGTAATGCACAGGGAGGAGGGAGCATAAGAAAGCGGACTGACGGTACATGGGAAGGAAGATACACTCCGGGCCGCGATCCTGGCTCTGGCAAGCAGATACAAAAATCCGTATACGGCAAAACACAAGGGGAAGTCAGGAAAAAGCTGCAAGCCGCTACAGTCGCAATTGATAACGGGTCTTATTTGGAACCTTCCAAAATGACGGTGAGCCAGTGGCTTGATATTTGGCTTGCGGAGTATATGGGAGATAAGAAGTATTTAACCGTTAAGGGTTACAAGGCTCAATGCAATACTCATATCAAACCCAAACTTGGTGCTGTAAAGCTTTCAGCACTTACCCCACATGAGATACAGAAGTTTTACAACGAGCTTCAAAAAGAGGGTAAAGCCGTTAAAACAAAAGACGATAAAGGAAAGCCCATAGTAAAACATGAGCCATTATCCGCTAAGAGTGTCCACAATGTTCATGGAATACTCACAAAGGCGCTATCCGTCGCAGAGGGGCTTGAATATATTAAGAGCAATCCCGCTTCAAAAGTCACGTTGCCGCGTGTGGAGAAGCAAGAAATAGTGCCCTTGACTGATGAACAAGTATCTTTACTTCTCAAAATAATTGATGAGGATGAATACGGCGCAATCCTTAAACTGATTCTCTTTACTGGACTACGTGAAAGCGAGGCCACCGGCCTTACGTGGGATTGCATTGACTTTAATGCTGGTACTGTCCTCATAAACAAGCAACTTCAAAAGCGGCCAAAGTCAGACGGAGGCTTTACGTTTGCACCATTGAAAAATGACAAAAGCCGCTCACTCACCCTAGCACCTTTCATAATGTCCATGCTGTCAGACAGAAAAAGGGAACAGGCAGAGCAGCGGCTAAAAGCGGGGAGTGTTTGGGAAGCTTGGCAAACTGAGAAGGAACGCGAAAAGGCTTTAGTGTTCACGACTGATATAGGGACTAACCTAAGCCCTCAGACGGTCTACAATCATTTCAAGAAACTTG